TATTTGAGTAGCGTAGCACCAACAGTATCACCAGATAGTCCGGTATGGGTGTCACCACTCACTATCGCGGTATCAGGCGATATGGGATCTGGTCCTAAGGTCTAATTGACCAAAGAAAGAGGGCAGAGAAATCTGCTCTCTTTTTCTTTTAGGTGAACAAATGAACAACAATAACAATACCTTCCTAAAGACTGAGGAAGAGAAATTACGAAGTCTAATCGCTGATGAAGCGAAACTCATGCCCATGCTAAACAACATGGAACAAACAATACGTCAGATGAAAGCCAAGCAGGCATTTCGTCTAGCATTGCTCAACCAACTACTGGAAGAGCATTACGATAAATATAGTGGTAATTAAACAATTCATAAGGAGATAATAAATGAATATCAAAGATTTCGCTAGCAAACCACAATTAGTGGAAATCGTCATAGACGACAAAGAACTTGTCGAGCGTTATGGCGAACCAATAACTTTCTACACATATAACATCGTTAGGATGTCAACATATTTTGATTTCTTTAACGCAAGAAGTAACAATGAATTTGGTAATCTAGATAAGATCATGAAAGGATTGATCTTAGATAGCAAAGGCAATCGTGTTCTTAGTGACGATGAAGATTTACCAATCGATCTAGCGGCGGCAGCCATCAATAAGATTGGAGAAATCTTGGGAAAACCACAGAGCAAGGCATCGACCCAAACGACTGGAGATCAGCAAAAATGATCACTATTGGGCGCATGGCAGAAAAATATCATATGCTTCCTAGCGAAGTAGAAGCGAATGCCACCACATATGACTTCATGATATTAGATGTTCTTGCTACCTATGACAATTATCAGATTCAGAAAACTAAAACAGGTGGCGTAGCAGATCCTAAATCTTATAAATTAAGCACAGAACAATTGCTTGCGATCAAGAATAAGGGTAAACAACAAAAATGAGCAAGATCCAAGATCGGTTGAATAAAGTGTTAGAGATACTTGATGATAAAAATATCAGCAAGGTAGCCTTTGACGCATATAAAGATTTCACACCGGTCGGTGATCCTAATCGTTGGAAGACAAAGTATAAACCTAAGAACTATAAGCCAGGTAATGCAAGACGCAAGACTGTATTACGTGGTAACGAAATACAAGCAAATTATCCATATGCTCAACGTTTAGAAGAGGGTTGGTCAAGTCAAGCACCTGATGGTATGACTGAACCTACAATCGAAAGCATAAGAGATTATGTATATAAGAAAACTGGAGTGAGAATGTAATGGCTACCATTGACACATATAAAATAAAAATAGAAGTTGATGGCGACCAGCAACTTAAAAAGGCACAAGTTGATACTGCTAAGTTACAACAAAACCTCAAAGATGCGCAAGATCAAGCCAAGAAAACTGAAAAAGCATTTGATACATTAGGTACCGCTGTCGATAGGGTAGGTAAAGTCGCAGCCGGCGCATTTGCATTGATAGTAGGCTCTGCTGTCAAGATGGCAGATGAGATGGTTGATGTTGCACAAGCGACAGGTACTACTGCTGGATTCGTCAGGGCATTAGCAACAAGTCTTGAAGAAGCAGGCGGCAAATTTGATAGCGCAGGTAAGATATTAATCAATTTCTATAAATCATTAGATGAAGTAGCAAATCTAAATGCTGATACTACTAAAGCATTTATGGATTTAGGTCTATCATTAGATGATCTAAAAGATAAAACTAACATTCAGATATTCCAAAAGGTAATCGAAAAGTTTGCCGAGATGGACGCAGGCGCACAGCGTACTGCGTTAGGTATCAAGATATTCGGTAAAGAATTTGCTAATATCGATCCTAAAGTACTTGATGAAATATTAAAAACAAAAGATTTTGCTAGATTAGAAGAAGAGATGCTCAAAGCAGCCGCGGCTGTAGGTGCCATGGAGCAAAACTTCCGTATGTTGCAAGAGGCGGCATTGCGATTGTTAGCACCATTGATAGGCGATGTAGACAACTTACGCATCTCAGCAGAACAAGCCGAAAAAATCATAAAGATACTCGGTATAACTATGGCGGTTGCATTTGGTGCAAGTGTTGCTGCCAATATCATTAAAGTTGCAGGAGCCATAGGCTTTTTAGCGTCTAAAGCAGCCTTGTTATCTAAAAATCCTGTATTCAGAGCATTAGCATTAGGTGGTCTAGCGATAGGTGGGGCGGTCGCCGGTAAATCATTGTTGGAAGACGAACCTGCGGATACAACAACTGCGCCATCAGTAGGTACTAATGCTGCGACTACTACTGCCACGACTGCAAATAATCTTGCAGAGATACGCAAGATAAGAGAACAAGAAGTAGCAGATACGATAGCACGCCAATTCGCATTGCAAAATCGTCAGGTGCAGATCGCACAAGAATATCAAAAATTAGTGAATGGTACAGCCGATCTAAGCAAACAAGAGGCTGATCGTAAAAAAGTTGAATATGAAGTAGATAAGCAATTAAAGACACAGATCGCTGATCTTGATGCTAAGATAAGAACTGAAGAAGAAAAGAAAAGTTTTGCTAATCAAGCGGCAATCGCTGCCTATAAAGCGCAAAAAGATGAATTAACTGCACAAGCGGCTGAACAAAAGAAATTAAGTCTAGAAGCATTAAAAAATACTGAAGCAGAACGAGCCAAAACTGTAGAATTACAGAAACAATTAGGTTTGATGCAACAGCAAAGCCAAGCAAATACAGCAATGCTTGAAGCAGAACAGATGCGCAGAGTCATTGCCGGCGAAATCACACAGACTGACGCTAAGAATGCTATCGATATTGCAAAAATTAAAGAAGATGGTGCGTTAAAAGTAGCACAACTTGAAAGACAACTTGCTAATGAAAAAGATGATATAAGAAAAACAGAACTACGAAATCAAATTGATGCTATCAAGGCAGCAACAGATTTTGCGATTTCAGAAAAAGAAAGAGAAGTTAGAGAAAAACAAGCATTGGAAGAAAGTTTTGCCGCAGGTGCCGTACAGGCAATAACTCAGATAGCAGATGCATTTAAACCATATAAGATGGCACAAGATGCTATCGCACAAACTTGGGGCAAGATAGGTAATGCTGTAGATGAATTCGTCAATACTGGTAAGTTCAAGTTCAGCGATTTCGCACGTAGCGTCATACAAGATTTAGCCAAGATGATCATCAAGGCACAGATATTCAAGGCTATACAAGCGACATTAGGTTTATTTGGCTTCAGTATACCAGGACTTGCTACAGGTGGTCCAGCACAAGCAGGTCAACCTTATATCGTTGGTGAAAAAGGTCCCGAATTATTCGTGCCAAAATCAGCAGGTACTGTGATACCAAATAATCAATTGAGCGCAAGCACAGAGGCTATGGGCACAGGTAAAGTTAATGCTCCTGTCACTAACAATTACGTAACTAATAACATAAGTGCATTAGATGCTAAATCTGTAGCGCAGTTGTTCGCTGAGAATCGCAAAACATTGCTTGGCGTGACTGAGACTGCTCGCAGAGAAATGGCATATGGTACTTAATAGGAAATAAACATGGCTGGATTACAAACAATCATAAACAAAGCGAGTGCGATGACTATAGATCGCAGAAAAGTTGTTGGTGTGCAGATAACACGTAACGAGATACCACGCACAAGTCTAACGCCAACTAAGCAACCATGGCGTTTCACGATCACTATGCCAAGCAGTCTAAAATATTATGACAATCGTGATCTACTAGAAGCATTAGACACATTAGATCGTTATAGTCCAGAATATGTGACATTCAGCGATAATGCTTGCTTGAGTTGGATATTCAGATATCAGGGTCAATTGACTAATGCTCAATTAAATGGTCTTACTGTACAGAGTTTTGTAGGCAATCAGTTAGTACTGACTGGTCTACCAGTAGTACCTAGCAGCCGTGTGATCTTTGAACCAAACGATTTGATACAGATAGGTAATAACAAATATCCATTCACAAGCACTACTCAAGTGACTAGAGGTAGTGCAGGTACAGTTACAGTTACTACAAATAGACCAAACATCATAACAAGTTCAGTAGTAGGTGCAGGTTTGACTGTGGGTAATAGTTGTGAATTTTACATGTTCTGCCCTAACATGCCTACATATAAATTGATACCAGGTGGATATGCAAGAAGCAATGGTACTACAGTTAACAATGCATTGATAGAATTCAATGATGACTTCACATTATATGAATGGGTAGGAACAGCATAATGCA